CATCAATAATGTCATCACCACCACCAAAGTCCATATCAAGCGTACAACTTGAAGTAAATGCTTTCATTACTTCTGCACCTGAATTTAGGACTAAAGTGTTTGCAGGGATTTCTAACACCTGAAAGACATCTCCGTCTGAGAAGCTACCACCTGCTGCTACTAACGCATCAATATCAAGGTAAGCCTCAATATTTCTCATCACATTAGTATTCTTAGATGATGGCATAGCCACGATAGAGTCGGAAGATACGCCAGTGGTATCTTTAGAAGTTAAATCAAAAGTCGCCATTTATACCTCCCCTACGCTACGTTGTACTTAGCAGTTACGATTGCTTCTGGTCGAAGAATCTTTCTGCCATATAAATGCATACCTCTTACGATGTCTGCAAAAGAATCAGGGTCTCTGTAAGACTCTGTCTTTGTTATCTGTGAAGCTGTTGCTACTGATGAAGAGTGTCCAGCTACAATGACTCCAAAGTTTGAATTTTGGTTAGCAGAACCTGATGTTCCTGGTCCTGTACCAACAGAAGGTAAGTTATTTGACATATATACATCAAAACCATGTAATGTGCCGATTGATAAACCACTTCTTAATCCTCCTGATTCACCAAAATCTGCATTGAGAAGTCTTGAATCTTCATCTTTTAAGATTTCAACGAAAGTTGGATGTAGAACTAGCCATCTACCATCTGAGTCTACAAACTGTGTATCTAACAATCTGCCCATTCTTGCAATAACTTGCAATGGTGTAGCAGTTGCTGTTGCCTGAGCTGTAGCACCTGGCATTCTTGGAGCTAATGGGATAGAGTGGTCACCAGCACTTGAAGTAGTGATGTTACCGAAGCTATCTTTTCTTAACTTCATGCTTGTTAGCAATTCGTCTGAACCTGCAGTTGACACAGCTTTTGTACCATTTACAGTATCGTTAGCTGTTCCTGCTACAGTGTTAAGAGATGATTGCTTGAAACCAGCTAAGTAACCAAGAACTTCTTGGTCATGTTGGTCACGAAGTCTATATCCAGCTCTGTCTGAAGCCATTGACTCAAAGTTAACGTGACTGTGAGCTTCCTCAATGTCGTCAACTTTAAAAGCAAAGTAGTTTGCTTTATCTACGACAAGAGAAAAGTCCTCGTCGTCTAGGTCTTGTGGTTGAATGTTAACACCACGAGCATATTCTTTTACAGTGATTTCTGGTTCTTTGATAATCTTAACAGTATCACCATAATTCGCAATCTCTCCAAAGTAATCACTATTTGTGATTGACTCTACAACAGAGGTCTTACGAAAAGCTTGCTGAACCTTTTGGGAATATATGACAGGACTAAAGTTGCCATTAGGTAAATTCCCGTATCCAGCCGCAGTTTGGAAAGCCATGTTATCCTCCTTGGCTAATATAAAAATACGAGTGCATACACAATCAAAAGGCTAGATGCAATTAGGTGTCCGTTTTGGGGCTAATTCAAACTAGGTAGTTTTTCTTAGTATAATTCGTGAAAATGTGTCAAGCAGGTGGTCATCAAAAAGATGGGCTGCTATTTATACATTTTATACCATACAAATTTTAAAAAGTAAAGAAAAATATTAAGCACGCCTGGTCATATCATAAATAAAATTACCAGAAGCTATTGCTTCTTTTATTTTTTCTTCATTCTTTTCAAACTCATGTGGCTTCATCTTTGCTACATCAGACTCTTTTATTTGGTTTGCTTGTCCTGATTTAGTAGCAGAAGGTGTGTTTGAGCTACCTCTAGTTACAGCTTTTGCTGCATCTTTAGAAGAGTCTGTCTTCTTTTTAGGTGTAGAGGTAATACCCATATCTACTTTGTATAAGTCAATAGCTCTTGCTGCAGATTTAGAATCACTTTCATTTTCATACAGAGCTTGTTGAACCCATCTAGGTTGTAGCTCCACCCAATCGTGAAACTCTTGGTCATTCCTAATAGTTTCAAAGTCAGGATGTATTCTCATAAGTTCTGCTTCTGCCATAGCACGAGTAGATTGTGCTTCTCTTTCTGCTATTAACTTCATTCTTTCTTCTAGTGAAGAGTCTAACTCTTTTGCTTTCTTAGTAGCAATACTTTCTACAATCTTAGCAACGTCAGGATATTCCTGAGACCACTGTGCAATCTCTTCGTCTGACTTTGGTAGTTTTATTTCTTGAGATGCAGTTTGTGTTAATTGTTGTTTTAATTTAAATATCTCATCTTGATATGACTTCTCTTTTTCTTGTGAGTGTCTACGCAAGTCGCCATATCTTTTTTTAAATGTTTTTTCTTCAGGTGGTAAAGATTCTGTTTCAGCAATATCTTCTGCTTCTGCTTTTGCTTTACCTAAAGCTTCATCTCTTTCTTTTAAATTCTTTTCTAACTCTAACGCTTCTTTATCATCGTTACGTTTGTATCTTATTGGGGTCTTAACTATTTTTTGTTCTACAGCCATTTCAGCCATGTCTTTTCTCCTAGGGTTATCGTAGCCATTATTGGGGGATAAGTAGCTAGTAATTAATTCATAAATTATTTTTTATGAACTGCCAATCCTACTAAGTAAACTATAGGATGGATTATTTTACAAAAGATGTTGCCGACCATACTGTCTTTAGCTTTACCCTTTGTTAAAATATGTTTAAGGTGTTTTGTTCGTTCTTTTGCAAAGTAAGCACCGATACTAGTCAGTGTGTTATTAACTTTCATACCACGAACAAAAGGTTTGAATAACGAATGATACCCTATTTCATGTAGAGGTGTCAAGTATTTTTTCTGATAAATGTACCAAGTCTTCATAGCTTGTGCCCAGTCATCAAGCTGAGTTTGTCTGTACATCTCTGTGCAAACTATTTTGCCACCACCTGTATCAGATGAAGCAGCATCATCAGCAAATGTTCTACTAAAGTCTTGGCTTCTGTTCCCTTTTTCGTCTTCTTCTCTTTCATCAACTGTAACTTCATCAGCAGTTTGAGTGCCTCCTGTGAACTCTACTCCCTCTGTTCCTGCTCCAGTTCTACCTGCTCCTCTGCCTCCTCCTAAATCACTTGGAGGGTCATCATCAGTTCTACTTGTGCTGAATATGCCAGTCTCACTATATTGTGAACCAGCAGGTGCAGCACCTGAGCTACTATATCCTTTACCTTGTAAAGCTTCATTAGTTGCGGTACCAGGGGCAGATGCCTCAGCAGATAATCCTAATCCAATACCTTTCATCTGAGCATCTCGTGCTTCTTTCCTAGATTTAGCCGCAGCTTCTTCTCTAAAAGCTTCATCTCTAGCCTTCTGCATCTCTGACGGGATATCTTCTATTCCCATTCTATTTGTTTCAGCACTTAGTTGAGCTTCTTCTATTCTGTCTCTCAAAGGTCCAGCTAAACTAGTTGGTCTACCTGCTGTATCTCTAACGCTTGGACTTACAACTGTGCCAAACATATCATATTGTGTAGGCTCTCTTCGTGCTAATTGTTCTAACGCTGCGTCTGTAGCTTGTTTTGATTTACCTACTGTAGGAGCATCAACTCTAGGAGTTCCAGCAGCCATAATGTCTGCTTTAGCAGCTTCTTCATCTTTTGTAGCCGCAACAGAAACTTGAGTTGGATTAGTTATTTGTGCTAATCCTCTGTTAGCTTCTTCAGCAAGTTCTTTAGCTTTACCTGCCATACCTGTAGCAATACTATAAGGGCTCATCATGCCTTTTTGTCCTTGCTTTAATGAAGCAACTAAATCAACCACTTGACTAGTAGGAGATTGAAAGTTAGCCCTGCCTGTGCTTAAAGCATCTGCTACATTTGCTATACCTGTAAGATTACCTGAAAAGTCATATTGAAGTGCATACTCTTGTCCTCCAATAGTCGCTCTTGCTCCACCTAAACCTGCAGCAATCTCAGGGTCTCCACCATCATCACTTTGTTGTTGTACAACTTTAGTTGGTGCAACAGGTGGTGGCAAATCTCCTGGAGAAACATCTGGTGGTTCCGTACTATCATCCTTTGGCTTATATGTCTGCTCTTGTTTGTATCTACCTACGTTACCAGCACCTACTACAACATTAGGATTAGTTACAGGACCTAATGTAAGAGATGCTGGACTTACAACACCAG